AACTAAAGCAGCTTCAACCGCTTACGTCACGACTGGTATTGCGAACGCTATAGCGGCTGTAAACCCTGCTATTGCCGTGACTGTAGCAACCACCCAGGCAAGTGACACAAGCACATTAACCTACAACAATGGCGTGGCTGGTATAGGCGCGACACTCACAGGCACAAATAACACCGCTCTTACCATAGACGGTGTGACGCTCACCTCGCTCACGCAGCGCGTATTAGTCAAAAACGATACCCAGGCACCCTCTGGTGCCTTTAACGGCATATACATGCTCACACAGCTTCAAACGGCCATACTACCTCCTATTTTGACGCGTGCGCTTGATTACGACGCTCCAAGCGATATAAATAACACCGGGGCTATCCCGGTTGTGAGCGGTACGGTAAATACCACTACTTCGTGGCTTTTGACCTCAAATGTCACTACGGTAGGTACAGACCCACTAACGTACGTAAAATTTTCGGCAAATCCGACTACCGTACTTTCCAACACACTCACCAGTGCTCAAGTATTTGTCGGTAACTCAAGCAACGTAGCGACGGGTGTTGCGGTGTCAGGAGACTTAACCGCAGCAAACACGGGTGCATTTACGGTGGCTAAAATTGCTGGTACGACCGTCTCCGGCACCACAGGCACAACGAACGTGGTATTTTCAGGTACGCCTACTATAACCACCCCAGTACTAACGGGCCTGCCAACCGGCACAGGCGTTGCTTCCGCCGCCACAGCCTCAACGCTCGTAGCTCGTGACTCAAATGCCAACATTTCTGGCAATAACAACATACAGGGCTTTACCACGACTGCCACCGCTGCGGGAACGACTACCCTAACCGTCGGTAGTACGTACCAGCAATACTTCACTGGCTCAACAACACAAACCGTCACGTTGCCTGTAGCTACAACCATGGTAAACGGCCAGCAGTTTTTTATTGCAAACAACAGTACGGGGTTGGTCACGGTACAAACCTCTGGCGCAAACAGTTTGATTGTATTGGCAGCCAGTACGTTTGCGTTCGTCACTTGTATCAATACGGCAGGCGGTACAGGTACCGCTTCATGGAACGCAGAATACAGAGGCGTCAACATCACTAGCGGTAAGGTATTGGCAGTTACGAATACCATCACTCTTTCTGGTACGGACGCTACGACTATGACATTCCCTTCCACCACTCAAACGGTTGCGGGGCTTACATCCACACAAACATTCACCAATAAACGTGTATCTCGTCGTGTCGTTACTACCACGCAGTCGGCAACGCCTACCATAAATACCGATAACACTGATGTTGCGGCCATTACGGGCTTAGCACAGGCCGTTACCTCGTTCACCACCAACCTATCAGGTACCCCTGTCGCGGGAGACTTCCTCGAAATCCAAGTTACTGACAATGGCACGGCACGCGCTCTCACATTCGGCGCGTCGTTTGCGGCATCAACAGTGGCACTGCCAACTACTACGGTTATCTCGACCTTATTACACATTCTTTTTGAGTGGGACACTACTTCTTCAAAATGGATACTAGTCGCAACCGCATAGGTATATGAGAACCTTCCTACATAAACTAATGGTTGATATAACGCGACATCCGCGTGAGGTTGTTACCCCTGACATAGATTTTAGGTGGGACAGTGGAAATTCTATAGTCTGGAAATGCTTTAGAGCTTATGAGTACTTATTTGGTAGGAGAAGTGGCATACGTTTTGAGTGTTCATCTTGGTACCAAGATGGTATATCATATAGAACATTTGGAACGTGGGAAAATGTTTTTGTATTTGCCGAAACCACGTTACGTGACTTTTTTAAAGATTTAATACCTAGATTTAAAATAATACGCATACCTATTTTAGTAACTCATAGCGGGTTACAATTTAATCAATCACCTTTTAGATTTGCAATTGGTTTTGACGTTGCAGAGAATACTACCAGTACAACTACACTTTCTCATACTGTTACAGGTTCTAATGTGTATCTATTTGCTTCTACAGCCTTTGGTACACCTCCGGGAACACAAACAACTGCAACATATAACTCGGTTTCCATGACCTCTAGTGCTACCGTGGTATGGATAGGTACGGATGTAACCAATGGTCTTTTTCTTGCTGGGCCCTCAACAGGAACACATAATATTTCATTAACCAGTAGCGGTGGCGGTATTGTGGCAAATTCCTATTCAGGAGTTAGCCAATCTGCACCGGATACTTACGGCACAAATACCTCTACAAGTTCTGCGAGTATACCGTTAACTTTAAATACTGCAACCGCGAACTGCTGGATGGTTATGCTGGTTACTGGTGATAATGGTACAGGTTCTGCAAGTACCAACGCTACCGTACGTGCTAATGCTAACGGATACGGTGCCTCAACGCCTGCCAGCTTTGACAGCAATAGTAACATTAGCACAGGCAGTTTCACTATGACAACCACTTCGTCCACTGGGACAAAATTTGGACAAGTAGGTTATAAGTTCGCACAGGTAGCAGGTGCCGCCGTCAACAGCGGCTTCTTCTTCGCCGCAGCACAATAACATATGGCAATAAAACAATCTCAGTTGGACATAGCCATAGCAGAATTAAATGTTCTGCTTACAACAGTGGTTAAAGATGTTTCAGAAATCAAACAGCGTCTATCTATCATGGATGAGCAATTTGCACGTAAGGAACAGTTAGATAAACACTCAAGTCGCGTCGATGAGTTGGCAAACAACCTACAGACGCAAGAGATTAACCTAGCCGTAACACGTTCCCAGCTTAAAACATGGGGCATAGTAGGAGGAATTATTATTACACTTATTTCTACTTTTATATCCACTTTGCAGATACATATATAGTATGAGTTTTCATGTAGAACGCACAACGGGAGATATTGTATGGGATGGATTTGAAAATGGCATTTCTACTTCTCCTCATAAAGGAATCGCTAATATACAAAACGGCAACATTACTACTGAACCGGGAGAAGTGCTAGCTTCATACGGAAGAGTCAAGCAAAACCAATCAGGAGACACTACTACTGCACAAAGTTTAACGCGTATAGACGCTAGTCATTTCTCAACTTCTACCGCACTTACAAACGGTCAGTGGATTACCATATCAAACTCCACTATCAGTGGATTAACTAACGGCACTTCGTATTACGTACAAAATTCAAACGGAACTACATCGGGAGTGAGTGCATCATCTTTTCAATTAAATTCTATCTTTACTTTTACCGGAAGTCCTTTAGGAGGATTTGGTACTGGCACCGCTAACTTTGTATTTACAAAAGTGCTAGGACAGCCTATTGCCTCTGCTATTGAACCGTACGTAGGAACAAGTCAGCAATTTAGGTATTATATTTTAGACGCTCAGGGCCTTGTATGGGTATATGATACCGGGAATGTTAATAGTCCTAGCACAGGAACCTTGGGGTGGTTTTTACCTAATACAGATGTAACCTACTTTTCAGGTTCTTCCGCACCATCAGGAATTGCCATACTAAATGGCTGGATACTGGTGTTTGATAGCTCTACCATCAGATGTAAACCTACAGTCAATTTAGGGTCAGGATTTGTTAATTTCACTAATGCAGGTATGTCTACTCTAGGTGGTAACATTCCTCATTTTGCCTACGTGGGTCGTCAAGGAAAATGTTACTACACTGACGGTAATCGTCTCGGGTCAATATTCCCTAATAGTTCGTTGACGGTTACGGGGCTGCCGAACATTCAATCGTACTGCGGGTATAGCGCATCGACAGTTAATGGTACCGTTTCTACTCTTATAAACGGCAGTTTGCCGACAAATGGCTTACCGACAGGCTCAGGAGGATTACGGGTGCCTGTTGTATTTTTCACTGACGCAAGTGGAACGCAACCAACCAACCTTACCGCAGGAACGATTTTCTATATAGAAATGAACAATGGAACTGCTGCATTCCAGGCATTCGCCGCATCAACAGGCGGTGCCGCTATTGATATGTCATCAGGAGCGACTGGCAATCAATACTTCAACACATTCTTTCCTACTTCTGCCGGAGGAATCGCATCTATAGTCTATACGCCTCAACGGTTAAACTTGCCGTCATTTGAAACTGCACAATGTATGGTAGAAATTGGGGATGAAATAATCATCGGAACCAATGGCGATACATTATATCCGTGGGATCAAATCAGTCCGCGATTCGATGCTCCTATATCACTACCCGAAAGGAATACCACTAGCTTACTAAATGCTAATAATATGGCGTACGCTTTTGTAGGCAACAAGGGTAATGTGTATATCACCAATGGCAGTGTTGCTTCATTGGTGATAAAAATACCTGACTACTGCGCTGGCGTACCGGGTACGCCGAGTTCGTACATTGAGCCCTATTTTAGCTGGGGCGGGTCAGCGTATATTCGCGGAAGAATTTACTGCTCAATCTTAGACCAAACAGCCACTAAGGCAGGCAACTGTGGGGGTATATGGTCATTCACACCGACACAAAATTCATACAACATTGACCAGGATGTTGGTATTGCTGTTCGTCTTGAAAATCAAAATAGTTACGGTACATATAACGGTGTCGCGCCTATCATCATAGCCTCACAAACGCAAAACGCTATCTCACCACAGTACTGGACAGGGTGGTATTCCAGTATAAGCTCTCCAACCTATGGCATTGACTTTACGGCTACCACTCCTATTGGCAACACTGTAGTTGAGTTAGATATTGTAGAAACTGGCACTATTCTTGGCGAGCAGAGACAATCATTTCAAAACATTGAGTATAAGTTATCCTCTCCTTTAGTTGCTGGCGAGTCGATTGCAATAAATTATAGACTGAACGCTACTAGCAGCTGGCAATCGGCAGGTATAGTAAACGCAGAAAGTAATACTGAACTAGCTGCCTATATAGACCAACTATTGTTTGAAAAAACACAGTGGATTCAGCTACAATTGATTTTAACACCACTGGCCAGTACCACCAGCTCATTCACTCGCTTAACTGAGTTAAGGCTTAGACGTAAAATATAATGCTTACTCCTCAGGACGAAAATAGAATAAACCAACTGATTCAAGCGCAACTACAAAAAGGTAGTGGTCAGAATCGTTTTAGGTTAGTGGATATTCCACGACACACCCATGACGGCATTGATAGCATCCAAGTTAGCCAGGCAGACATCATACCAAATATACGTGCCAGCGGTTCTATTACATTTGCTACCTCTACGGAATACCGGTTAGGTATTACATTCAATCCCACCTCAGTATGGTTTTACGGTAACGCAGTCCATAGGACGGCAGGAACAATTGACATACGTGCCCATGTCGTGGGTAACGCTCAATTAGGGCCAACATATAATTTCCAAGCTCAAACTACTACCTCAGTCCAAATTGGCGGTGATGTACAGAATTCAATCCAGTCCTCTACTATGTTTTTGATTGACTCTAGCACCTCTCCTGTAACAGTAAGGGCAATTACGGATGAATTGCATCTTGTCGAAGTGGAGTATCCAGGAACCTCTATAGCTGCACGAGCTACGGTAGTCAACTACAGTGCAGAGGCAGTGATTATAGACGTTAGTTTAGCAGCTGGTTGGACAATCGTAGGTAACTATTTAGTGACATAATTTACCAGTTAAAATAACCTGTAGATACATTACAATGACATCATGCTGACCACTACCGGTGTTGAGACTCAATGGGCAGACATTACTCAAAATGCTACTACTGCGAACAAAGCTCGTGGTCTAAAATTGTACAATCAACAGACTCGCTACTATGCGACTAAGTACTGGTTTACTGAGGTAGCACAAAACTACCCCGGAGGCACCGTAGCGGGTCAAATGGACTACAAAGAGCCATATGACATGAAGGATATTGTGGACTTCTACATCGTGGCTGGCTCTCTTAGATATACGCTCACAGAAGCACCTAACGCTGCTTTTTGGGATCAGCTTCAATTCGCACAATACTCCTCCGACATACCCCAGTACTATTGGCGGTTCAATGGCGTGACTAGCGTCTTTCCCACACCTGCCTCGACCGGCAATCAGTTAACGTGGCGGTATAGGCGGCGTTTGGTTGATATTTCCCTAGAAGACTACACCACCGGAACTGTATCGGTAACTAACTTAACTTCTACCATAACGGGCTCGGGTACCAGTTGGTTTAGAGGCATGGCAGGCAGTTGGATTCAAATTACCAATAATGCGACTAGTGCAACTACTAACGGAGACAACGCGTGGTATCAAATTTTTAGTGTAAATAGCACCACCTCACTAACTTTGGTTAATCAGTACCAAGGTTCTACGGTCACGGGTGGTTCGTACACTATTGGTCAAACTGCCATTATACCCGAGGACTATCAAGACATTCCTCTATACTCATCGTTACAAATTTATTTTACCTCTATAGTGCCTGATAAAGGACAAGCAGGTTTTTATAGAGGGCTTGCTGAGATACAAGAGACGAAGCTGGATGCAGAATTTGGCAATAAAAGTACTGATGTTCGCATTACAGCGGCAGATGCAGAACTTAGTAATCCTAATCTGTACATCAGAAGCATTGGATAATGTCAATATAATAATTTATGGCTGGAATACTACAACAATTTGCCCCGAAAGGTAATCAATCAGCGGCCGCTACACAAGCCGGTGCTATTCCTGGTAACCAATCCGCAGCAGCGACTAATTTTCAATCAATTTCAGGACAGAAGGTCGCTAAACCAATCTATCAAGCTGGCCAGTCTTTGCCTGTGGGAATTAAGGCAGCCAATCCAGTAGTAGATAATGCTGCAAAACCTGATAATACTATTGCCTCAACATACCAATCATCAAACGCACCAATAGCATCAAATGCTTCAACTAATTATAATCCAAACGCAAACTATAATGCCGGAACAACACAACAGCAACCACCGGCAGGTACTCCCGTACAACAGCTTTCTAATTTAGGCACTTCTACGGCTGGCTCTTCATTTAACTCATCTCCTGGTATTTTAAACTCGTTGCTCGCAGCCTCAAATAAAAACTCTGCAATCGGTCAATCTGCTGTGGATACCTCTAATAACTACGCTAAGCAAATAGCTGATGTAAGTAATACATTTAACAATGCAGCAACTGGCGACCAGTCTACTGGCTCGGTCGGTGTCGGAGGAGGCAACGCGAATCTAGAATACAACGCTCTATCTAATAGAATTAACGCGCTATCTCAAGCGCAAGACGCCTCTCTAAAAGGCACCGCCCAGCAACTTACAGGACAAAGTCAACAACAATCTGGCCTATTGGGTGCATTAGGCTTACAAACTCCAGCAAATAAGTTTATAACTACACCATATTCTAATCAGATACTTGACGCTAATGGAAACGCAGTAGGTGGCGGATCAGCGGGTGCTCTTCCCCCACAAGCTCAGTCATTCGTTAATGATATTGCTAGACAAGTAAGGGATGGTCAAATGACTCGTGATGAAGCAACCAGTCAACTTTCTGCATATGGACAGCCAGGTCTACAAGCACTTAATAGTGCTTTAGGTTCAGGATTCAACACCAATGCCTCAAATGCAAGTGCTACCACAACTGCAACAGGCCAGCAAATACAAACAGCAGCAGATAGTACAAATAAGGCACTCGATACACTCGCTTCTAGCTTTAGTTCTCTTAACGGACTAGAGACTGGCGGTATACCACTCACTAACAGCATTGCACAATGGATAGGTTCAAATCTTGGAGATTCTGCTCTAACACAATACAAGACTAATTTACTTGATGCGCGTTCTCAGCTTATTGGAGTACTTAGTTCTTCGGGAGGGACACCTACTGATAATGAATCTAAAGCAAATCAATATCTACCTAATGATATGACCCCGCGACAGTTCCAACACAATGTAGGTACTGCACAGAACCCTGGTATAGTCCGTCAACTTATAGCTCAAAAAGTAGGTTCCTTTACTACTTCTGGTCAACAAAATATAAATGCCCAATCAAACACAAATACCGGGTCATCAATTACCTGGGACTCAATCGTCAAATAGCCTTATACCTTCAGACCCTTCACAGGCTGACCCTAGCGTTATTAAAGTAATGCAGGCTATTAAAAATGTGGAAACACAAGGCTCTAAAGACCCATACAACCAATCAGGTGATAATGGTGATTCGCATGGCGCATACCAGTTTAACAAAAATAATTATAAAAATTGGGCAACGCAGTATGGAGTTGACCCTAATGACTTCTCAGCTTCAGCACAGAACAAGGTTGCCTATGCGCGTATAAAAGACCTAAAAAATCAAGGATTGCAGCCAGAGGAGATAGCTGCTAAATGGAATGGCGCAAAAGTTGACCAAAATACAGGAAAGCTTACCTATGTAAATCCTGCGTATGGTGTTAAGTTTCGCTCTGCATTACAAGGTTCACAAGCTACTCAAAATCAACAATCCAGCAATCCTACGGGCACTGAAACAGCAAATGCTTCAGACGGTGCCGCACAAAATAATCAAGAAAGTATTTTAGGAAAGTTAGTGAACTTTGCATTTCCTATTGCAGGGGATGTTGGTGCCGATATACAGGGTAAGGCAGATAAGTCGCCCTTACAACAGCTAGGCGATGCTGGTCTTTCTGCCTTATGGTTTGCCCCAGGAGTAGGAGAGGGGGCTGAAGCAGCTATACGGGGCGCTGGCTTGCTTGGAGAGACTGGAGCTAAGGTTGCCGGGCAAGCGCTTGGCGGCGTGGCTACCGGGTATGCTTCTGATATATCTTCTAAACTTTCACAAGGAAATACAGATGCTGGGAGCGTATTAACACCAGGCATAGGAACTGCTACAGGTGGTCTATTGGGTGGTGCGTTGGGTAAGTTAGGCTCTAAGTATTCTACTGATGGTGTAGTAAACAGCGTAACAGATTCAAATAACGCTGTATTGGGTAATACTAAAACAGGTGCAAGTAAACTTGAAGATTCTTTTTCAAAAGATAAAAACCCAGGTGCACTTCTAGCTCAAAAAGGTATCAATATATCGCATGAAGTTAATCCTGATACGGTAGCCTATGATGTGGGTACGCACGCCAGTAGTCTTAGAGATGATGCTAATACACTTACTGATACGCTCACAGAAGCGCTTAAACGAGTGCCCGGTTCAACTTCTGCTACTGATTTAGAGAATAGCCTCATCAATTCGGCTGCTTCAAAAGCACCTGATAAAATAACTGCTTCTGAACAGATAAACCTTATTAAAGAGGAATTTAGTAAAATACGTTCACAATATGGTAAACAATTATCACCAGCAGATTTAAATGAACTTAAAAAGAGAGCATGGAATCTGTCCCATTTTGATGCAGCAACTACTGACCTGTCTCGTAAAACACAACGTATGATTGGCAATCAGTTAAAAACAGAAGTTGAGAATTCTGTAGATAAAGCAAATCTACCTAATATAAAAGGTTCTGATGTTAAAAATATGAACGAATATATAGGCCAGCATTTAGATGCCGCTGACCACTTAGTAGGTAAGAATGGTAAAGGTGGTTTAAACGGCAGAAAAGCCCCTGGGGGTAGGTTAGGCGATATGTTAAAGAGCCAAGCAGGCACAATAGTTGGTGGCGCATTAGGACTTCCAGCGGGCCCGGCTGGTGCCCTCATGGGTGCGTTAGCAGGACATTATGGAGGTAAATTACTTGGCAAAGGAGTTAGATTTGCAGAATCTTCACCTATTAAATCTGCAATACTTAAACGAATGATACAAGAAGACCCGGAAGTGGTACAGAAAATGATTGCATATTCTAAACAAACGCCTCAAGGACTTGAAGCTATAAAAGAGCAACTAGCTCAAAAAGGTATCAATATATTTAAAGGGTCAACACAGAAAGCCAAGGTTTCACCGCGGCCTGGTATTTTAGATACACTGGCTAAAAAATCAGCAAAAGGACTTATTGTGGGAAGTGGTGCTCGCGCAGGGTCGGCTTTCAATTCCCAAGGCCAATGAGTTTTATGAAAATGGCAACCATAAACCAAAAAGCAACTATGGATACCTGGTCTTTGTAGGTTAAATCTCCTCGCTTATGCCACCAGGCAAATAATGCTGAACCTAAAAAAATACTAACTACTAATAGTACTATACTCATATAAGTGACTATCCTCCACAGACAATATCAAATTGATTGGAACTGCCATACCAACAGATGTCGTTGAACGGTTTAAATAGCTCAACTGGTTTTGTGATAGGTGCAGCTTTAGGAGCTACTACTTTAATGGGTTTAGGTGTAGTAATAACCTGCACAATAGTAGCGGGTGCGATTACGTGTCCATACCAATCAATCACCGCTCCATTGGGAGTGATATAAAAACTAGCTAACATGGCCGCAGTCGCTATAGCTGTGTGCATGGCGCTAGTATACATACATATAAATATATGTCAAATTGCTATACACACCCTTGCTTTATATAAAAATAGGATAGGGATTATACTGTAGTTAATGGCTAGACCCTTTTCTAATCCAATCGTACTACAGTCAATGTTAAAAGACCGTCAAGAAGGGTGGTCTTTAGCGAGTCTAGCGCATAAATATAACGTAAAGAGTAATCGTAGCATTGTGTATTTGTGCCAAAAGAATAACGTATATCCTCCTCTAAAGCCTAAGGTAATCTATTACACCATAGCCCCAGACTTAGCAATCATATTTAGACACACGGTAAAACACTTTTCTATACAACAACAATTTGAACCCCAGATAAATAAAAAACGGTCTGAACTTTTAGATAGAAGTAACTGGTGGTGTGTTGAAGAATTTGTTAAGAAAGGTAACTATTCAGGTAAGCCTATGTATTCGTTTTCTTTGTAACTATGCTATATTAAAAATATGTCAAATCGTCTAACCGAGATAATGCGTGTCCATGTGTCGCACAATATACCTTTTCACGACCCACTGACACCATATTCTTCAACGTGGTTTACCACTGGCGAGATTTATTCATCTATCATATATGAAAATAGGAAAGTGCATGTGGTGTAATGTTGTAAGGCGAGATTTGTAAGGAATAAAATAGGGCATTTTACTCACTTGTTTTTCATGGTAAAGTGTTATATTATGAAGCTCAAGTTTTCTCTGCATTTCCAGGAACGCATAATAGAGCGTAGTCTTAATGTTGACCACGTTAAAGCTGCTATTCGCAACCCGGATACCTCAGAGGCTACTTTTGAAGGTCGCAGACGGGTTACTAAATCGATAGATGATAAGAAAATCGAGGTGGTATACTTTAATGAGGGCTTTAGAGACAGAAAAGAAGAGTATATTATTATAACTGCTTACTATCTCTAAATTATATGAAAATAAATTACGATAAAGTAGCTGATGCAATTTATTTCAGGATGAGCGAAGGGAATGTGGCAAAAACTATAAAGATGAGTGACCGTCTAGTTGCTGATATTGATAGCAATGGTAATACGGTAGGCATTGAGATGTTGGACGCTTCAAACCAATTGGGAGATATTGCTAGTCTTGAAAGAAATGTACTAGAAGGGATTCCTCTTCAAATTATTTCTGGAACTCCAGTAACTGCTTAATTAACAAGAAGCCCCCTAACGGGGGTTTTCTTGACCTAACGTGCTAATACATTAAGAGTGTTTTAAATAGTAATAGTCACCACCATAGTTTCAAGAAATTTAGGGGTATATTCTGATAAAAGCCAGTAAATACTAGCCAGTATTTTGCGCTTAATGCCTCCTCTCCAAAGAGTACCTAGTGTATAGATATAACCAAACGTAAAATTGGTTATGCCATTTTTTTGCAACAATACCGCCATAACCTTCTTATTAAAGTAGCAGGTATGGTCAGGATTAACATTTGGTTCGTCGTGGGTTAATTTCTCGATAATAGGGAAGAAGCTAAAAGCGTTTGGAGTAGTGAGTATTAAACGTCCCTGGGGTTTCAAATGACTTTTACAGGCTTGGAGGAATAAGCCCGCATTAGAGATATGTTCTATGAGGTCACCAGCAAATATAACGTCGAACTTAATAGGAAAAGAAAAGTCCTCCGCGGAGCCTTCTAAATAGTACGGCTGTGGGAACGTTTGAGTATTAAATTCCAAATCTACACCATATACATGGTCACTTTTAGCCTTTAAGAAAGCATGGGGCCATGAGTTAATATCTCCATCTCTAGTTGCTTGACCCACAAAACCAACATCGAGCACGTATGTACCGCGTTCTATATCCAACGCTTCTATAAGCGCCTTCTTATTCTTAAAAATCATCGCAAAGTCTATTAACTGTTAAACAGAACACCGCCCCATCAGATAGGAAGACTTTGCGAGTAAACCTACCGTCTCGGACGGTGTTCTGTTGCAAAGTCTTTAGCCCTATGGGGTGTGTCATGGACGATTGTAACATAGTAGGGGAGTTTGTATACGTTTCTTATACACAACGAACAAGAACGACTGTCAAAAGTCGTGATATACTTAACTTAGTTTTTGAGCCTTGAGCAGAGGAAGTATACCGGGTTGTGGCGAAACTGGTAGACGCACTAAAATGTCATCTTAGCACCTATTGTAGGTATGCGAGTTCGAGTCTCGTCAGCCCGACCAACATACTTCCTCTATTCAGCTCTCAAATACAGAGACCTATGAAGTATATTTCGTTCTACGCGTTTCCACGCTCTGAACGATAAGAAGCTGTAAACCAGCCAAGTAATACCTTAGAGTATATCACGGTTATTTGCCTGTCAAAGTACTTAGAAGATAAGTTATACCCTCAAAATATCCTATAAAAGTGGTATATTTCTAGTGAGCCCAAACGGGTTCAATTATTAGCTCTAATTTAATCTGTATGATTATTCTACTGCTAGAAAAATTGAGCCTTGCTCTTTCTGAAGGTTTCTGAATCCATTTACGTTGAAAAAGGTAAGTGAATCATAAGACCCTGCGATTCGTAGAAGAATCTTCAGAGATAAACGGTCATGTTCTACCATGAACGCTCAAGTATGCTTCTGAGGCGTATACAGAGTTTGGCTCCGCTATACCACCATTATGGGTGGTATTTGCGTTTTATAGGATATTTTAAAAGTACAAATTTTGTGCTAAAATATAATGTCAAGTTCTCTGATATCTCTCATCCTAAAATTAGCAAAAAAGTGGTATATTGGCTTTTATTTTCGCCTAATACGTACTTCTACCAGGCACTCTTCACGTGTTTAGGTAGGTGAAGACTTACGTTTATACGGTACTTTGACCGCCAAGACACTTAAGTTGTTCCTTAATGGAACTATACCCGTTCGAGCGGGAATAATACTCGCGAGGATGAGAGATATCAGAGAACTTTTTGTATTTACCACACCACATTTTTTAGTGTCGCACAATATACCTTTTCCGCTGTTTATTATATACCCGCCATAGAAAAAAACAAGGTATACTATACACATGACAAAAGGCACATTTCCCTCTCGACCACCACATACGAACTACGATTATATAAAGACGCATCATCCTGAACTGTATGCGGGTACGCGTACGTTAAGCGAAGAGTTGCAGATAAAGACTGGCTCACCTTCCTTCCCAGATGAGTATTTTACCGATAGTGACCCATTATTTAGAAATCAAAACTCTGAAGGATTGCCCGATGCGTGTACGAGCTATGCTACGTCTGCCATTGCCATCAACCTTGGTGTCTCCGGTGCAACACCACAAGACTTGGAGGCAATCACTCACTCTAACGCATTGGGAGGATTTACCTTAATAGGTGCACTGGACATTGCACGTAAAATACTTAAATGGCTTACGGCCACCTACCAAGTGAAAGCCTATCAATTAGACTACTTTGACACGTTTAGACTGGCTCAAATGAGCGGTATACCTGAAAAACGCTCGGTAACTCTTGGTATGCCATGGCTACCTTCAACTGAAAATGCGGCACTGTCGGGTACTAAAATACTGCCTATGCCCTCACAGGACGAGCTACAGCGGGCTATAAACACACCCTTTCAAGTAGTGTGGCACAACCCTATGCTTGACGGTTTTACGACCATTAACGGCCAACAAGTCTACCGTGTGAAGTCATGGCAAGGCCCGAGTGTTGACTACCTCTACTTCACCCGAGAGTATATCAACACCATCATGCAGAATAAGTACTGTGTAGCATACACAGCCACCAACACCCCGATAGACGGCCTCACCATACAAACGATTGATATGTCCATTGTCGATAAATGGATTAGCTATATTAGAACGTGGATAGGTATACAGTAACTATGACTGAAGAAGAAATAATAATAAAATACTCAAAATTTCTTGCAGGCGAACCCGCTGACGGAGGATTGACTGTAGAAGAAACTAAACAATTTTTGATTGAATTCTTACAAGAAATACAAAAAGTTATATGTGGCAGACCTTTATAAAGTGGCTCGATGAACTACTTTACAATATAGTTTATGGTTATAGGCATACGATAAACCAAGATTATACGCTAACCACTATACAAAACATGCCTCCAGACGTTCAAAACAAGCCTGTAGCGACTCCTATACATAAAAGCCGTATACAGACATGGGCTAAAGCAATAGGTGCTAACGAGGGCGCTAATCCAGCCCTAAATAATCCCGGCAACCTAAAACTAAGTACGTTAACGGCTTCATGGGGTGCTACAAAAGGTCACCAAGCGTCTGATGGTGGTTGGTTGTGTCAATTCCCTACCCAGCAAGCTGGCTTTACTGCCTTATGCAACTTTCTGACACTTGCAGCCGAAGGTGAGTTGATTATCTCTCACCCTAAACCATGTAGTCTGCAAACCTTTACGGTTAGATATGCCGGTAATCCTCCCCAAGGATATATAGACAGAATTGGTTTAGCGCTTGGGGTACCTCTAACGACTGATATTGCTACTTTATTGTGCTGTTGATAACTAACCTTTACCTATAAAAGTACGCTACTATTACACTAGACTTATAAGATAATAAATAACTATCGTGGATAACGGAGAAATCGTGTCATTGACAGCACTTATTACAGGTATTCTTACTGCTTTCGGAGCAGGAAATATTGTACCTGTAATTGGCCCGGCAATTAACGTCATTCTTGCATTAGTAACATTAGGCACAGCAATTGCATCAGTTGTATCACATCGCAATAAGACAAATGCTATGGTTGCCGCAGGTATTAAATAGTATACTTAAACTACCTTATACATAGGTACACAAAGAGCCACCTTATCTTGTACGGTGGCTCTAAGTGTCTTTATCCAGCGATTACCGTTTCTGATAATGATGGTGTCGGTATCGCTTATGTAATAATACTATACAAAATCGCCCCGGTTGCAGTAGGGCGACTAGGACGGTAAGAACTATACGTAAGCATCATGGAGTGTGACATGTACCGTGTAGGTTTTAGCCACTGTAATGTTCTCGCTTTTTTATATGTTATTGCTTACTAAAGGAGCCGTACTGTTAATAGTACGTTACATATTTAATAAGCAATGTGGTTATCAACAGCATGGAGAGTAAAAACAGCACTATGACTAAAGGCATGTTACCTTTCTCGTCCATATCGGTATCTAAGCAAAGTTACCTTAGAAGTAGGTGAAGAAAAAGTCCCACGTTAATGGGACTCAAGTCTGCGGCACGCAGGGAGTCATGCCGGGTTCATAACCTCTTTACCAGTCCGCAGAAAGCCGACCAGATTGCGTTCCTGCCATAGTGTGAAGCAATTACAAGTCTGACCAAAGCGTACCACATTACCATACGTATCAACGGTGACAGTGCGTGTCCTGCCAAGCGCAATACCGCAGTTGCCAAAGCATTGGTCATACAGCACCTCTTTGAGAGAGCGTACGTGCAGTTTTGGGTTCACAATACCCTCCTTTGTTTGATGTATATATGCTCTGACTCTAAGGCTTCAGCTTTAAGGTAGGTATACCAATTAGCTGAACCGGGATTGCTCCCACTTAAAGTGCAGAGTGTATATACACCAATGTATTTTATTGATGTGCGGGTGGGGAGCGTTTATGGACTTACACCATTTATTCTTTAGCCATCGGTGCCGAAGCTCCGATTCCGCTCAAGCATTATCCCTTGCACTTGAGCCACACGCCCCATCCACACACCAACTGTTATTTAAAAATTGCTAACTGGGAAAACCGGTTAGATGAAAAGGTCTTTCAACCACCGCGCCAATTGCCTTTTCAAGCTCGGCTATTACGGTTCTTCTTCTTGCGGTTTGCCCAGTCAACAATCTTTAACTCTATCTCACATAATCTTAACGTGCTTTTTTGCCTACAGATGAGTTATCAACACTATAGAACCTCTTAAACTGTTTGGAGGAACGGAAGCACTTATTGTCACAGTAGCTTCTGGGTATGAAGTCAGAGCGAAAGGGCGTAAACTTACCACAACCCTCCTTTTCGCATATTTTATTGGATAGAGTGACTGGTTTCATACCCTTACTGTACACCCAATAACTGGCCGATAAACTGCTGTGTCTCTTTAGTTTGGTCGTCCCATGAGTCAAGCTCTAGGTTCCATTGCGCTCTGCCTACTAAATGGTCTACAGCTTCAAACCATTTTTTAGCAGATATTTTTTTGCTTTTCTTTATAGCACGAAGTACCACAGCAAGTGTTATCCTATCGTCACGATAATTTATTAAGCCTTTAAACGGCGCAGGAATTATCACTGATATATTTCTACTCATCACATCAGGTACTAATTCCTGAATCTTTTTCTTTATTTTGTCGGTCATATAAGTAGGTCTTTATTTTTAGGTTCACCACATATTCTACAGACATATATTATTATTTTTATTGCAAAACGACTTTCACTAATACCAGTTGTTTTTTAGTCTTAATATATTCGTGTATATGTGAATTTATTTCCATATAAGTTACCTAAGTTCGTTAGCTTTAGCGCGAATAAGTGATGCTATGGTTTTATAAGCACGTTGTATGGTGTCTGCTTGACTCAATGACTTAAAAACATCTTCACCTGCTCTTGCGTCAACCTCATCAGCAATCGCTATTAGCTCTTGGTGTATGAAGGAGAGCACTTCGTTTGGTGTTGTTGTTTCAGGAAAAAACCAATCAAAACGCGGTGTGCCAAGCTCTTTCGAGTCTTTGCTTTTACGACAGAACTTCTCTGCGAACCTATATCTTAGTGTAGTTGGTTTCATATTATTTTACTTACCTGATAACCTGCTTCTTTAACTACCTTAATTGCACGCTCAAGGTCTAAGTTACTAAGTGATGAGTTTTCAGTGTCGGAGGACTTAGTGCTTTCGCGGACGAAGGCAAACCAGCAGCCGGCAATCCAGTCACTGTCGAACCAAGGGAGGCGGGCACTACGCTCGGAGTCATTCCACCAGACGTAGCAAACGAGCCGCCGGCCATCGAAGACTGCTTGTGAGCCTAAAGCTACTATTCCCTGATATTTACCTATACCGCTGTCTTTATTCTGTTCGTACCAGTCAAATAGTTCTGTAGCATTTGCGGGTACACAACCGTCTTTTTTAAGCTCTTCTATAACCTCATCACTGGTAATATATCTATCAAAGTGTTTGAGTTCTATCTTACCGCGTATGGGTTCAGGCTTAAAAAGCTTTTCGATATTTTCATTAACGTAATAGAATGAATCTGGATTGAGTAGTTTTTTAGGTTTTGTTTTCATACTGTTTCCCCTCCATACATAGACACTATTTCAGGTGCCATAGCTATTAAGTTAGTCATGAGGTTTTCGTAGTAGGTCTTGAACTCTATACCGTTATCGTCTTTGAGCCAGATGCCGTAGATACGGGCCCGGAATATCTGTGAGGCCGTGCGTGTGTCTTTGAGTTTAAGTCTCTCGCCACTGTCACTCAGCGTTTCAATGCGTATCGGTTTAAAGACAGCGGTATAGGTGTGGTTGCCGTCTTCGTTATCACTTTTCGTCTCTGAGATGATAGAGCCTTCTAAAAGCACTTTAAAGTTATGCCCTATTTCGATACGGTTGGGTGACTCGGCTTTACCTGATAGACGGAGTAGGTAGGTATCCATAGATTAAAAAGGAAGTTCGATTGTTTCCTCCATTGAGTTCCAGCCTGATACATACCACTCAACAATAGCTTTATGGTTGGTGCGGATTTCTTCAAACGTCATTTCGTTATATGCGGGCATATTGGTAAGCATAATAGTGGCGTCTCGAAAGGCGGCGGCCAGCATAATACCCTTATTCTTATTCTCCTGCGCCTGTGTCACATGCTTAAAGGTAGTTTCTTGTGCCTTTTCTATATTGGCTGCTTTTGTTTCCATTGCCTTTGCACCACCACCAAAGCTACGCGTTGGCGTACTACGCGCTACCACTTCACCGTCATTCTTAGGCGCTGGTCGGTTAGGATAGAGGGCAAATTTATGAGTGCTTGGATTTTGCCACAGGTTGCCTTCAATGGTATGGCCCGGCATAAGTGTGTCAAACTCTTTAAAAGCAATAGTGCCATCCTTGTTTGTTTTATTGATAGATACGTTTTCAGTTACTTTACCATTCTCAATACCCTCTACTAAGATTGCGACAATCCAAGTGTCCGACTTTTTCTCCATCCAATCTATGCGATAAATCAAATTAGTTCACTTCACCCACCAAACTTTGAAAGTAAGGGGTTAGTTTCTTTTCATCTTCTCTTTTGCGAGGGTGATGGAAGTGGCATAGTGTAATGCCATTGGTTAATTTATAACGTAATTCAGGGAACTTTGCGTAACTTAATATGTGATGAACTTCTATACGACCTGCACAATCTGGATTAGCTATCTTGCATTTGAAGTTATCTCGTAGCCAGACTTCTTTTCTCCAAGCATTATATGCTCCACTTCTTCTATCTTTAGCATCATCGCCATATCTTTGTAAGGAACTTCTATCTACTTTCCAACGTGGATGCTTTGTTTTATCTTTGAATCTCTCTAATTTAGAGTTGCTAATTTTGAGCGTAATTTCTGGTGAATGTTTTCTCCCTTTCATTCCAGACGTTTTACCTAAACGAGCATTCCTCATTTTCTGCAACGTTTGAGGCGAAAATTTATGTCCTATCTTAAATTGTGTCGCTTTGGTTCCTTGTCGTATTTTTTCTATCACTTCTTTTGGCAATTTTCGACCAAGCATATGTATCCCTCTGGCCATAATATTTGATTATTCCTCAAAGTGGTTATAATCGGAGTTAGTTAAAGGCTGGTCGTCATCGTATCCCCTTATATAGTCCTGCGTGCTGCGTTCATTCTGGTCAAACTCTTTTGAGAGCATGGAACGTAAGGTGCTTTTATTATTGACATCTAAGTGCATTACTTGCTCTTTTGCGGCTACTTCTTTTGCGATATAGTCTTGTTTTTCCATATTATTTATTCTTTAGGAATATGAAATTCTCCACATTCGCAATTACATCCGTTATGTCTACACATTGATGTACAATCGTGATAGCAAAATCCTTCACCTTTATCTATCTGCACTTCATTTTCTGGTTGAATATCGTGTGTTACCTTTAATTTAATTGTTTTCATACTTAGAAAGTTTTTCTTTTAAATCAAGTATTGCTTCATCAAGAGTGGGAATAAGTCCTTTTTCTTCTAGCTCTTTCTTTGTTGCTTCCATAAAACCTACAAGCTCTTGCATCATTAACTTTGTTACACTGCTCATTTTTTCGTAGTTCATAGTTTATTTTTTAGATATGTAACTTCTTCTTCTGAAAGGACAGACTTAATTACGTCTGAAATCTCTAGTAAACTAAGTCCACCTCTCTGCTCACGGGTTTTTTTGAGTGAGACTATAAGCTCATCTCGTGTCCACTCGGATATAAGTAACTGTCTTTGTTTCTGCAACTCTTCTCTTAGTTGTTTAGCGTCCATATTAAGGTCTACTAGCTTTTATAAACTTTATGCCCTTCGCAAAAACATATCTGACTGTCTCTGACCACTGGAGTTTTACCGGCCTATAGTCATACTTGATAGTGGCTATAGGTTGTTTACCCCATTCGTGCCAGGCTTCCTGTTCGACGCGCTTTTGTATTTCATTCTTAACCGACCAGTCTGCCGGATTGTACATATTAGTTTTCTCCATAAAAGTTATTTAATTCTTCTACGCTGATTTTGCCTTTTTGAAGTAGCCGGGCATTTTTATAGTTTACTAAATCGGACAACGACCATCCTTCAAATCTTTTAGCTTGCTGTTGTATCGCCCAGCCACATTCACACGAACGACTAGAAGAGTGTCTATGGGTAATATGTTCAGTGATATACCCTCGTTCGTCGCACTTATCACATTTTATTTTATCTTCCATATTAGTTACTTCGCTGTCAGCTCCTACCCACTCAGTGCGAGTAAGAGCTGGCAACGCCTGAGTTATTTGTTAATTCGGTATAAACACCTGCGCCGCACTAGCGAACTGTATGCCTATCCATGCGTACAATGCTATGACTGCACTTATCTCTGCTAGACCTAGAAGTAACCTGTATCTGATGTTACGTGCGTGGCGCTTTTCTTTCTTGTAACCACTGGTGATGTATCCTACTTGGTACATGTTAGTCATTTTTATGTGCTGATACTGAATCGAAATCTTCATACCAAGATACTGAACCATCTTTATTGATGTGATAGAAACCTTCCTTATTTGACTTCAAGTATTCTTCTTTAGTCATTCTATTTTCTTCTTTTTCCATATTATTTATATTTAATAATAAAACTTTTAACCCACGTCTCGTAATTACACCCTAAACATTTTTCCATTATTACTGAACGACCTTGTACTATTCGATGGCTTAATAATAAGTGACATTTTTCACAATTTGGACAGATAGGGTTTTCCATATTCTTTTATAAATGAACTTGATAAAGTGCTGATTCACTGAGAGGGACTCACAAAGACAGAGTGCTTTGACGTTTGTACTATCCTTTTAATCGCACAGTACTTGTTTGTGAGTCGGCCGTCTTTCAGACTCTGAGCCGTTCCCCCTCTCAGTGAATCAGACTAAGAAGTGTATATAGTTGCTAGTGGGGAAAAATCAGATACGCGACCTCAAGTCGGCGATTACGGGAGTGAATCATACAGCGTTTTTGAACGCGATTTGCCTTATTGATTATTCGGCAACACCCCACAATCAACTTGGTGTAGTTAGTGGATTTATCCCCCATCAGCAACCATATTTCAAAGAGGTGTACCGTCCACATAACAAATCAAACAGTAAGAGCGAGTCTCAAACCAGTTGACCGTCTATGGAAGGTGCCTCTACTAGAAATAATACACCCTATAAAAATACCGTCAAGTGACTTATCCACAGCGCCACTTGTACTCTTAATTCTTCTATGGTAGACTATATAAATGGATAAGAAAAAGAAGAAGCCGAAATTGCCAAAGCATGTGCGATTAACATTGAGAGATTGGGAGCAGTTGCGCCGTGTAGCGTTCAGAATGCACACGCCAATGGCAACGCTTGTATCTAAACTTATAGTTGAACATTTATGACCCAACGTGAAGCGTCAGTGAGGCTACTAGCCACCCAACTAGGTAAATGGTTTAAAAGCTATGAACTGGTACAAAAGACTATCGACGGAAAGTTCACGGGTATATCCCCTATGGAACGTCTGTACGAACTCACCAAGATAGGCTACTTCGACTCCAAGACCTACCGTTACTTTTTAGAGCATAGAAAAGTCGGGAAGTACGCGGAGTTCCGGGTGAGTCACCGTGAGGCACTGCCAAAGAATAGTTATCAATTATTTCATCTATATAAACAAACGGTATGAATAACACACATTTTATAACAATAAAAGGTTTCTCTAAACTTGATGTAAATAGATTTCCGGTGCTTATATGTGCAAAATGTAAAGAACCAACTGTAGCAATTTCAGTACAAAAAGGAGATGCTGTATGTGAGGTACATTTAGATATACATCAATTACTAGACAAGAACAATAATACTAATTATTAACACTTATATGGAAAAGAAAATAATCCAAGGTTTTGTTTGGGAAAGTTCTGGTCATGCTCATATTATGATTGTAACTGAAGACGGTGAATTATATAAAAGCTATGGTGGAGAAGCTACTACAGAACCTGTATGGTTAAAAATAGTTTTACCATTAAGTGAAAAGAAATGAAAATACGAACAGGAATAGATTGTGTCTGTAATTACGAATATATCTGTGTGTACCACTACACTAGATTAGTTACCCGAGCTTTAAATATATTAGCTATATTAGGCATGTTATTTTCAGCGTATATTGCTTATACAAATAATATTTTAGTTGGTTTTTTGTCTGCTGCGATATTAATTATTTCCATAATATGCACTTACTTTGTAACTAAAGTTATGAAGGATATCATATCTGATGATATGATTTAATAATGGCAAACTATTATAATTCAACTTTTAAACGGAAACCTGCTGCCAAAGGAATTAAGAGGTCAAAACTACGGAAACTTGGTAAAACCCCGGCAGCGGTCATTAAAAGGCGCATACAAGCCCTCTTGAGGCAGATTGCCATACTGCGTGATAAAGACTGTTGATAAGTACCCGAATAGACCTATTCATGGTATATAATTAGTACATGCATAAGTTAGAATGTTTAGTATGTGATAAGCAATTTGAATCAAAATGGCAAAGAACTAAAACTTGTTCTTTAGAATGTCATAGAACTAGAATAAGAAAAATAGAAGGCAGATTCGCTGATGAATATATACCTAATGGTTCTGTCGGGGCATTAGCAGAACTTGTAGTTTCGGCAGATTTGCTTTCTAAGGGATTTTCAGTATTTAGAGCACTATCACCATCTTGTTTCTGCGATTTGATAGCTGTAAAAGGAAATAAATCCTTAAAAATTGAAGTAAGAACAGGTTATCTACATTCAATTACTAAAAGACTAAATTTTCCTACTAAAACTAATGAACAAACTGACTGCTTTGCAGTCTTTGAAAGAAATTCAAAAGAAATTTTTTATCTTACTAAAGATAAAAATGAATTTAAATTATGAAAAGAAGTTATATAGCTAAGCTAGGAAAATCTGACTTCTCTAAAACAAAGAGGAGGATTCAATCCTTGCTCAGACAAATAGCTATTTTACGTGACAAAAATTGTGTATTAAATAGATATTCTATTACAGGGGCATGTTCCGGCCCGTTTCAAGCCGAGCACCTTGCGTCTCGCAGCATTTCTATCAGCTATGGAGATATGCGAAACATTGTACTACTTTGCCAACGACATCATATCTTTTGGAAGCCACAGAACTCGCGCATATACTGGGAACTTATAGAACAAATAATCGGCCCGGTACGTTGGAACTATATTAAGCTCGTGGAAGCGGATAAGAAGCCTTACAAGATGGATTGGCTACTTGTGGAAGTCTCCCTGCAACACCAATTAAGCAGCTATGAAAAAAACTAAACTCTCTTCCGATAACGAACCATACTACGCTGTGCTTTGTACAGGTGGTTATGCTCTTAAAAATGCCCTTATCATGGGTGTATTTGCGTCAAAAATAGAAGCCACTGAGGTAATGAACCGGGAAGATTTACGCCTGTGTCCGGCAAAGCATGTAATTAAAAAATGCAAGGTTGAAGTTACGTTTTAATATGTCATTTATCCAAGAAACCGTACAATGCACCAACTGTAAGCTATATCACAATATAGCTCTGGGTACTTTTGGGTATGGCTGGCCTAATAAGTGCAGGTTTTGTGGTGTAGACACAGTATTTAAACAAATACAAAGTGGCTGGCACGCCGACAATGATGGTAGTTGGAAAGAAACAAGTTTACGGGACGATTTTAAATAAGTTAGTCTGTAAAATCTGTGGGCGATTGTTAATTTAGAACGTGCTTATATCGTTGAAACTTTTAGCTTCGTCACTGTACGAATAATTTACACCATTAGTGCTATTCAACATATATTGTTGAGAAGTACCTGTGACTGAATTACCTCCACAATAAGACTGGTAACTATCATACCAACCCCGTTGGGCGTACGGTTTCTCTATATACCGTATGTTTTCAATAATGGTAGAACGAGTAGACATTTTGTTTATCAACTCTCTAAGAAACTTTATTTCTTCTTTAAGAGAGTCTGTGTCTCGTTCCTCACTTTGCTCGCTAAATAGTATTTGTCTTGCTTCTTCTTGAGTAATTATCTTGTCTTTGACAAGTTCACGCACTTCATCGGGATTTGGTAGCTTACTCAGCCGCCATTTAAGGTTTTTCATTTTGTGTTATTTAGCCCACAGATTTCAAATACCAACCTACCAATAACTATATCATCAAAATAATTAGTCCCACACTCCGCGTAGTAGTCGCGTTAAGAGTATGGGACTGATAGTGTTCGATTTTAACTGTCTAGCAAAACTAGAACAAGTATCCTATTTAAGCGCCGAGGTGACTATCACAGTGCTGGCCGCCGAGCCAGAGTCAGCTACAACTCACTCTGGCGAATGTTTTTAGTATACCACGCAAAACCCCGGCGGAACTTTCGTCTGGCCGGGGCGTTACTACTTTAAAGTTTAACACGTTAGCACAGGTTCAGTCTCGCGTTGACTATACGGCCGTACTTTCCTCCTACAAAGCTAAAGCTATGGGGGACATGCATATATTAACACACTTACATGAAAAGTCTATGAGGTTTGAGTTATCAACATATTATATTAGACTAAATGAAGAAAAGGTGAAATAGTTAGTGTATGTATCAAATCGTAAGTATCAACAATAATTGTTGTGCAAAAGGAGTTGCTGATGTCTCTTCGGAGGCGAGGTTTCTTACGAACCCTATACAGTCGGCAGCTCCTTTTGCGTTGCAATGAGTTATGGCCTCTCCTCAAAAAGAGAACGGGTTTACACCAGTCGCTAATGAAATAGTCGAAGCATTGGCGCGTACCCGTATAAATGGTGAAGCCATGCAGGTGCTTTGGGTTATTTTGCGTAAAACCTATGGTTATCAAAAGAAAGAAGACGCAATAGCACTATCACAGTTTGTTGAGTTTACAGGCCTTAAAAGACAAACTGTTTATAAAGCAATACATAAATTACTTATGCTAGGAATTGTAACCCAAAAAGGTTCCACTATTGCAAATAAGTATTGCTTTATAAAGAATTATGCGTTATGGAAACCGTTACCCAAAAAGGTTCGTGGAACCCAAATAGGTTCAAAGCGAACCCAAAAAGGTTCCAAATGGAACCCAAATAGGGTACTACAAAAGAAAAAAGAAAATATACAAAAGAAAGAACCCGCATCGCAAGACGATGCTATGGTTACTAGTGTTATTAAAGCTTTTGAAGTGGTAGACCCTAAGAACAAAGGCTATTACGGAAATACCACCCAACGCAAAGCCTGTGGCTTTCTCATAGAGGAATATGGCTTAGAAGAAGTCTTAAAGCGCGTGGGCGTACTTCCTCGAACAAACAAAGTGCCATACTTTCCCTCAATTACAACTCCCCACCAATTAAAAGAAAAATGGGTACAGCTACAAGATAGAGTCCAACAAAAGCGTACCGAATTACAGGCCAAAAAAGTAAAAGTGATATGAAATACAAAATAAAGTTAATTACGGGCTTCCGACGCGACCAAGAATACAGCATAGACGCCAATGAAGCACACAAGGCTTATTACCTATTTGATAATCCCGATACTCGTTCAACATTTAGTAATGGACTGGCTATCAAAGGCGACCAAATACAGGAAATCGTACCAGACTTCCAAGGCACAATGGGTTGGAATGCCACGCATGTGTTAGACAGTGACGACCATAATGAACTGGCAAAACTCGGAGTAGATAGAAAATTACGCAGCATCATGAGCGCAGCGCGGGAGATAGCTAAACTTGGAGAACAAACCGACTTACATACGCTTCTAAGCAAGCTATTAAAAACAAAATACCCACAATTAGCTGCGCCAGCCCAGCGCACGGGAGAAATGAAAAGCATTAGTGAAATAGCAGGTTCCTAGCTCACCTCATAGTCTTTAGCAAGTAAGAGAACTAAATATGCCTAACGAACAACAAGCTCACGAAACTAAACACTGGGTTAAAGAATATAATGAGGCAAATTTTACCTGTGTATTTGATAAAGACGGTAATACATATAAAGCTAAGTTACCCGGAGGAGATATTATGAGATGTAAAACAATAGAACAATTAAAACCACATATAGAAAATGCTATTAAGAATGCAAAGATTTTATCTGTTGATAACCCATATATCCCTAAATAAGCGTATATAATAAACATATGTTTAATCATCCTATAGATAAAATAACGGATATGAAATGGAGAAAAATTCCTAATGCCTTAGGATTTGAAGCATTTTTTGAAAGAGACACACAGAAATATAGGGCGGAAATAACAGCATCCGTAGCACTATCATTAAGCACAGTTGAAGATACCTTAGCCGCTTGTGAGAAAGCTATTTTATATGCTAAACCGATATAATAAAATTGTGTTGATAACTCGCAACACATATATTTAACGTGGTATAGTAAGGATAATTATTATGTTTAATATAAGAAATATATTTATGTCAGACGACACAAATGAAACTCAGCCAGGAATACCTGAGTCAGTTGAACCAAAGGTAGAAGAAGCTATTCCCCAAGAGTATATTGATGCTGGCAACACAGAGTATTCTGGTACCTCAGAGACAGGTAAAGACGTAGGACGTCACTACGACGATTCGAACGATAACTAGCACTTAACAGTCATGGGAACTACAAGATATTCTAAATCTAATAAATCGTTAAATAAAAAGAAGCTAGTAGTTTCTTATATGCCTGGTGAAAAATGTTTACAATCATCAAACCCAAAAACCATGTCAGTACTGGTTAGTAAATATCCATCCACAATGAGTGATAACTGGTTTGAGCATATATTAAGCTTATTGCACTAACCGTAGCTGAACTAGTAAAACATGGGAACTGTTAAGCAAAGAATAGTGGCAAGAAGGGTTGCAAAGGCAATCAATGACGGTGAACAAATAACTGGTGCCCAGATACTAGCAGATGCTAACTATTCCCTTGAAGTTCAGAAGAAACCCGGCACTATACTGAACAGCCCCGGAGTCAAGGAAGAGTTGGATAAGCTAGGCTTTAGTGAGGAAAATGCTCGCATGGTTGTGGGTCAGATATTGTCCGATGACACTGTGCGACCTGAGCCACGTTTAAAAGCCGCTGAGTTAGTGTTTAAAGTGCATGGTTCATTTGCTCCTGAAAAGCATGAGAACAAAAACCTCAATGTGAATGTAGAAGTAGGAGGCATAGACTTACAAAAGCTTGCAGATGAAACGGCTGCTAAACTACGAGAACAAAAAACATGAATGAAATAATAATTGCTTTTTGGCTTATACCCATACTTTCAGCTGCATTATTTGGTTATTTGTTCTATATTTGTTGGTCATTCGACAAACGAATCGAAAAAATAAAGAAATCTTGGCCACTAGAATTACAAGAACGCTTAAAAAAAATGCAAAAACACTTTGAAAATACACACCGGTAGTTAATTGAGCCCGACAACTCAGACCTAAAAGACATGACACTTTGGAAGAGATTAAATAATCTATGGAAGTTGAGTGAGTATAATCCTCAATACGAAATAGAAACTCTTAACGAGAGCGTTACTGTCAAAGATAAGTTGATAATTACAAAACCCACCTGGTTTGCTCATAACACACAAGGCTCCATAATCTCTCCCGATAACTCAGACCTTTTCCATAGCACAAACACATTAAAAGAATTACTTAATGACCAATAATGTCCAAACAAGTTTCAACTGACCTTACAAAGGTTTTAAAAGGATTGCGCGTAACAGCGCAGACGGTTAAATCAACCATGGGCCCCAAAGGCCGTAACGTAGGACTCTCAGACCCGTCTGGAGCAGCACATGAGATAACGAATGACGGTGTGTTTATAGCAAGTCAAATCTGCTTTGAAGATAGGGAGGAAGACTTCGGTGCCTACATGGTACGCAACGCTTGCGATAACACCAACGACAGTGCGGGTGATGGTACGACTGGTACTGCTGCGGTATTGCTTGAAGTAGTAGAGCAATCCATTAAACGTCCTGAAAACGTAATGGAAGTGCGCCAGTCGCTCTTTGATGCAAGGGACAAGGTAGTAAAGGAAATCAAGAAGGTATCGCGGGCAATCAAGACTGACGCCCAAATTGAACAAGTGGCGACCATATCTGCTGAGTCGGAGGAGTACGGCAAGATGATTACGGAGGTGATTAAGAAGGTGGGCAAGCAAGGCACTATCACCCTAGAAGACTCCCGCACCTTCTTTACCGATTATGAGGTTGTGGAAGGCTATGAGAGCTGGACGGGCTTCATGTCCCAGTATTTCATCACCAACAAAGAGAAAGCAACGGCTGAGTACGATAAGGTACACGTCGCTATATTTCAGCACAAAATATCCACTGTTGCAGATATTAAGTACTTGGGCGAGCTGCTCCAAGCACACAACATCAATCGGCTAGTTATTGTCTGCCACGATATTGAAACGGTCATGCTCAATAACTTTGTAGCGAACTATCTCTCTCCGCAAGGTTTGAAAAATGTGGTAATACGTGCGGCCAACATTGACCTGCTTGAAGACATTGCTTCGGTAGTAGGCGCGACAGTGATTGGAGGCCAGACGGGTGTAGAAGTTGAAAAGATGACCGTGGAGCATCTAGGTATAGCTGACCGCGTGATTGTAACGGAGAAGAAGAGCTTGTTCTTCAAGAAAGGCTCTAAGACAGCCCATAACCAGTCTATTCGCCTCAAACAGCTTGCAGAGAATACCACCAACCAATATGAGAAAGAGAAATACTTCGAGCGGGCTGCCAAGCTCAAAGGAGAGATTGCTGTCATCCGTGTTGGCGCTAAAACAGACCTTGAGAAGCGCTACCTTAAAAAGAAGCTTGAAGACGCAGTTAACGCCACGCAATCTGCTATCGAAGAAGGTGTGGTGGAAGGAGGTGGAATTGCACTATACCGTATTGCCGAAGCACTGGAGCCGAAAACCATTGGCGAGCAAATCGTCAAAGAAGCCCTCAAAGCGCCTCTGAAGACTATTATCGAGAATGCAGGCAAGGATTACACCGAGATTGTCAAGAATCTGCCCGCTAAGATGGGGTACGACGCCAAGACGGACAAATACGTGGACTTAATCAAGCAGGGCATTATAGACCCAACCAAGGTGGTTCGGTGCCAGATTGAGAACGCCATAGGTACCGCAGGCACCTTTATCACCATGTCCGCCATAGTGACGGATATACCTCCTAAACCACATGGCAACCAATCCTAAACTGGGCGTATGGAAGAAAGACCCGCGGGGCGTGGAGTACATATCGTTCACCATGCCAACGGAGTTTGAAGGCGAAATAACGGTGTTTAAGTTTACGCACAAAGGAGAGCAGTACACCGTAACCTCTAATAGCACTAATAAGATTCTAGGTGTAATCGTCCTCATGGACCCTAAAAAATATGAAGATTAAAGTAATACCACTGGGCAAGAAGCTGATGCTAGATATACCCGAAACATCTGCCGGGGGCATTAACATTATCCAGGGAGCACAGATTCAAGAACAAGGGGTAATTTTAGCAGTTGGCCCCGATGTCAGCAAAGCTAAACAAAATGGGTTTACTAATAATCAATTTGAAGTTGGTCAAACTATACAATTCAAAGCCTGGGCGGTTGATATCATCACTATCGACAAGCAAAAGTACTACTACATTGACGCCGATAGTGACGCTATATGCGGCCTTGTTAAGCAAAAATGAGTTGCCTCGTACACAACCCCAAGACTTTACTGAGCACCCCAGAGGTTGAAGTAGCCTACTGCACGGAATGTAAGACGCGGGGCTACTTCCGTAAGGGATTTGATGGTAGAGATGACCCAAAATATCGAGAGTTTTTTAGGAGAGACACACTCCAACCTACGCAGAATCTATACTACAAAGTGCACCCGTACAAAATGTCCGTTTCGGGACAAAACAACATACAGCTATTTGGCTAACTACAATGCAAGAACTAGCAAATACACCTACGGTAGATATTGCTAGGTTGGCCGAGTTGAATATCCACGTATTTCTTGAACACTACGCCATAAAGAACCAACAGGGATTGAAGCTAGAGTTTAAGGACAGACCTTTTCTATGGGACATATTTGAAGATATGTCACCTTTGCAGGTGGTACTCAAACCGCCGCAAATTGGCATGACTACTTTGGAGATACTCAAGAGTATGTGGGTTGCTAAAAACTTAAAGCGAGACATCATTTACACCCTTCCCACCCAGACAGACGTTAACGACATGGCAGGTGGCGTCATAAACCGTTTAATAGCTCAGAACCCTATTCTCGGAGAGTGGATTAAAGACCATGATACTGTCAATCAAAAAGCGGTGGGGGAGAACATGATTTACTATCGTGGCACGTTTACAAAAAAGCAGGCCATGATGGTACCGTCGGGTCTGAACATCCACGACGAGGTAGATGCCTCAGACCCTTCCATCATTGAGCAGTACGAGACCCGCCTGCAATCTCGTTCCGATGGTATGCGGTGGTATTTTAGCCACCCATCGGTAAGTGATTATGGGGTTGATAAATACTGGAAGGTAAGCGACCAAAAGCACTGGTTCGCTTTATGTCCTCATTGCGATAAGAAAAACTACTTAAGTTGGAGTATGTCAGACCAAAGCGATATGTCTATAAATTTTGAAAGTGGTCGCTTTCGGTGCAAGGTGTGTAAAAAAGACTGGACTGATGAAGAGCGAGCTTTTGCCATACGCAAGGGAACATGGATTAAGAAATATAGAGATAAAGATTTTTCGGGGTACTGGGTATCGCAGTTGATGTGTAGCTGGATACCAGCGTCGAAGATTATTGCAGACTATAAAGATAAGGGGCCGGAGTATTTTTATAACTACGTGCTGGGGCTTCCGTATACTGGCGGTGATGCCAAACTCACCCAGCAGCACCTATTCTCAAACCTCACCAACAGAGAAGCTGATGTGGCCGATGTTGATGAACGGGTGGTCATTGGCATAGATACCGGACTTCGACTTGACTACGTGCTCGGCAACGCACGCTTAGGGCTCTTCTTTCAAGGTGACTCCGACACCTACGGCCCGCTAGATACGTTTATGAAGCGGTGGAAGAACGCGGTTGCAGTCATGGATGCCGGAGGAGATTTAATAGGCTCTCGGGCCTTTGCAGCTCGCTACCCAGGCAGGGTATTTTTAGCCTATGCAGGCACCGACCGTAAGACAACTGAATTAACACGGTGGGGTCAGAATGAGGAATCAGACTCAGTGACGTATGACCTCAATCGCATGTGGCAGCTATGTGTGGATGAAATTCGTACTCGGAAACTACCCCTGCAAGGCACTGAGAACGACTGGTGGGAATACTGGCTCGACTGGAAGAATATGTCCCGCATAAAGATTGAAGACTCAGTCTCGGGCATGTTTAGAGGCATTAAGTGGGTGCGTAACGGTCGTAACCACCGAGCCTCTGCGACGCTCTTCTGGCGCATTGGCATGATGCGCTATGGCACCTTGGAGCAAGCCTCACTGATTGGAAGAAACGAACCTATAGGAAACATGGGGTACGAATCCAAAGACGGTACCACTATTTTACCATTAGTAGACAAGAGATTTAACCTATAGTGTTAACGTAATGGCTTTTACCACAGAAAGTGTATTTAACAGCATTAGAGGCGCACAAGGCGTCTTTGATGATGTAAACAAGGGACTGCCGCATAATAATAAAGGCGAGCAGGAAGAGGTGCCGGACTATGACTCCACCCTGGATGATGAAGAGATTTTAACGACTGCAAAGTATTGGATTAACCGATACGAGAACTATATTAAGGAAATAGAAGTCTGGCAGAAGGACAATGAACGTTACTGGCTTGGCAAACAGTACAATCCGATTGAGCAGGCGGGCACGACCAAACGTGCGACGGTAGATAACGCAATCTTTGAGGCACTGGAAACCTTCCTTCCCCTAGCCACCCAGACTAACCCTGACCCCATAGTAGCTTCTGACTCGTCTCCCGAAGGCCAGAAGTTGGGCGACCTCATCCGTCAAACGATTTCCTACCAGGCTGATAGGCAGTTGCTTCGCATGAAGCTCAAGTCACAAATGCGTGACTGGGCTTTGTATTTCACGGGGGTCATGAAGGTGTACTGGGATGCTTCCATAAAGGACATAGTGACTGATATTATCCCTCCTAAACGCCTCATACTTGACCCTGACGCATGTATTGACGAAAAGGGTAAGTATCACGGTGAGTACATCGGCGAGTACAAAAAGGTATCCGGCAAAGAGCTGGTAAGACTATTCCCCAGCAAAAAACAGGAAATCATGGAAAAGGTTGGCGAGGGAGAGGAAAACACCCGCACCTACATGATTGAGTGGACAACCCCCACTGACCTATTTTGGACACTGGGCACTGATATTGTGTTGGATAAGACAAAGAATGTGAACTGGAACTGGGACGGAGAAGTAGAGGTACATAACCCGGAAGACCCGGAGAATCCCACCAAGCAATTTATACAGGGGAAAAACCACTTTAAGCAGCCTGAGATTAACTACCTATTCCTGTCGGTATTTAACCTCCATAAACAGCCCCACGATGAGACAGGACTTATCTACCAGGCTATTCCCATGCAGGACGTAGCCAATGAACGTCTAATCCAAATCCAGCAAAACGTCAAGAAGATGAACAACGGCGTGTCGCTCAATGGCCTATTCTTCACCAAAGAGCAAGCCTCCCAAGCCCTCAGTCAGTGGGAGAAGGGCGGGGGTATCTGGGTGCCCAACGAACAGAAAGCGCAAGGACGCCTTGATGAAGCTATGCGATCATTCGACCAGAAACCGCTACCCTCGGATGTATACCGTGCGTATGACTCCGGCCGCGACCGTCTAACGGGCATATTCGGCACCTCTGGCTCTACACCCGCCGGTATCACTGACCAGAAAGATGTCCGGGGTAAGATTATGGCGCAGCAAATGGATACCTCCCGTATCGGCGGAGGTATCACTACCTATCTCGAACAGGTAGCGGACACTTGGTACAACTGGCAACTGCAAATGATGTATGTGTGGTATGACGATGAAAAACTCGTTGCTGCTATTGGTGAGTCAGGTGCCCAGCAATTAGTTGGTATCCATAACCAAATGCTTGACCGTCCTGTGGTCATAACCGTCAAAGAGGGTTCTATGGTGCCTAAAGACCCCCTAACAAAGCGCAATGAAGCAGTTGACCTGTGGGGTTCGGGTGCTATTGACCCCATTTCACTCTACAAAGCACTAGAGTTCCCCGACCCGTACAATCAGGCAAAGCAACTCCTAATCTGGCAGATGGTGTCTAAGGGACAAGTTCCACCCACCATGATGTTCCCTGACTTTCAGGAGCAACAGCAGCAAATGCTACCCGGTGCACCCGGCGCACAACAAACTCCGGGAGGGGCACCTGCATCTACACAACCAGTGGAGCAGCAGACACAACAGGCGCAACAACCCGTTAGCCAAGCGAGTCAGCAAATAATGCAAAGCGTACCGCTGCAATAATTACCAAGTGAATTTAAAACAAAAAGTGCAACAATAAAGTATATGGCTAAATATGAGAAGGAGAAAGAAAAAGAACCCAGGAACCCAAAGGTTCCTCCCACGACCGCAATGTCGGGCCACGGTCGTAACTGCAAGTGTAAGTCATGCAAAATGCGTAAAGACATGGCCATGAAAGGTGCGGCAACTGAATAACATGAAAGAGAATAAATTTGATACGGGAGTGGGGAAAAAAGTGAGCATCGAATCTGGCTCGTACAGCCATGCTCCTAAAGAGGGTAAAGCGGGCAAGTTTCGCTCTGCCATGGCAAAAAAGATTAAGTCAGCCAGTAATTTGGAAGACCTACGCAAGGTTAAAACCAAAGACCGCTACTAATTACCAATAGGATATATTCCTGTTTCATATAGTGTAACGATATAAGGTCCTGGACATACCTATAAAGTCCTGTATTAAGTTCCCTAAAAGTTCTTGGTTTTCTTTAAACCTTGCGTAAGATATGGCAAAAGAATCGTTGATTCCCGCAGAAGAACTAGCTGACTTGCCCGAGCAAGATTTTCCGAAGAATGTTCCTCAGAAAATTGACGACTCGCACATCTCCGAATCCATTAACGAAGAACAGGAGGAGGACGATGAGCAAGAGATTCCTGAAAAGTCTGAAAAGGAACCTAAGGATGAAGCTAGAATTCCGCAGCGTAGATTCGACCGCGTGTACGCCGAGAAGGAAACTTTAAAGCGTGAAAAAGCAGAAGCTGACCAGCGTATAGACCGTCTGGCAGGCATGCTTGAACAACAACTGACTGCTTCACAGCAGAAAGAGGTCGCTCGTACGACTCCTGATAAATGGAAGAAGATACTCGGGGAAGATAACCCATTAACTGACCAATTTTATGCTCTTCTTGATGAAGAGATGACCGCTCGGGAGCAAAAGGCCGCCGAGCGGGCGCTCCACCAGTGGGAAGAGAAGCAGACGAATGAGTCAACGCAAATCGCCGAACGGGTAAACGACCTAACGGACGCGCATGAGTCATTCGCTGACACGATTGGCCTGGATACGTCAACCGAACAGGGTGACGACCAAATGGCTAAAATCCTTGCAATACAGGATGAGTTGACCCCGACGGGTAAAGATGGAAAGTATAGCCAACCGCTGATTCCCATACAGGTTGCCTATGAGGTATACAAGGCGCGTTCTGCGTCCGTGGTAAACCCCCAGAAGCAACGTAAAGCCCAAATATCGCAAATCGTTTCTTCAGGAAGAGGAGATGTAAACTCTTCTCGAACGCCCAACAGAGGTCGTCCTGACCCCGGTGGCTGGCGTAAATTCTTCAATTAACCCTAACATTACTGTAATTATTTATGGCAACTAGCCCTGGCTTTGATAACCGCGTAGACACTCTTACGCTCGACTATCTGGCCCCCTACGTTGTAGATACCGTTCTACGTGAAAACGTCTTTGCACTTCGCATGCTTGGCAAGTCAAAGAAGTTCGAATCTTCGACCATGGACTTCCCGATTATTTACTCGACCGGAGTAAACGGTACGTCGTTCTTGGGCTTTGACGAGCTTCCGACGGCAGCCTCAGACACCCGCGTACTGATGGTCTATAACCCTCGCTTCTACGCTACTAACTGCGCTCTCCCTGGTTCTGACATCATGGCTAACAATGTACCTCAGAAGGTGCTTGACTTGGCTGAGATTGAAATGAAACAGCGTGCCCAGGTAATGGCCAACTCCGTCGGTGTATTGTTCTACGGTTCAGGTACCGGCAACAACAACAAAGACTTCCTTGGTCTTAACGCACTCGACGACGACGGTACGACCGTGAGCACTATCGGTAACTTGTCTCGCACAAACTTCCCTACCCTCAACGGTACGTTTACCCAAAACCAAACTACGCTGACTCTATCAGTCATTCGTACGCTGTTCAACACAATCGGTGACTCCGGTGTGGAACCGACCATCAACATCATGGACAGGCCGACATGGTCGCTCTATGAAAGGCTCCTCCAGCCGCAGGAGCGCATCGTTAAAGAAGTGGACAATGCTCCTAACTTTAAAGGATACTCTGGCTTCAAACTGACCGGCCTTGAGTGGGCAGGCATGCCGGTGATTGCCGATAGGCAGTCGTCTAACGCAGGCTTCTCCGGTTTCTGGTGGATGCTCAACGAAGATTATATGGATTGGTACGGTCTGCCGAACGCCACAAAAGAGTTCGGGGGCCAGCCAATCAAAGTAGCCTGCCGCTACATTGAGGGTAACTCGTACGACTCGATGCCTGACAGCCTTGGCTTTAGCTGGACTGGATGGATTAAGTCATACAACCAGTTCGCGTACAACAGCTTCGTCGTTCTCGGAGGCAACATGATTACTACCGACCCTCGTCGTCACGGTAAAATATCAGGCCTTACTACGGTCTAACAACTAATCACCTATGACTGCGTGAGTGAAAACAATAACGCAAGTAGGTCACTAAAAAGATTATGGCATCAACAAATTCATGGGCACGATACGAACCGTATCTTCGGTACAAAAACGTCTCTTCATCTACCTTCGTATCAACCAACTCAGTCGTAGTTGCAGATACCGAAGTGTCAGCTAACTCAGTTATTATCTTTATTCCGAAAGCAGCCCCGATAGGCGTTTGGTTCTTACAATCAAAAACTGCCGGTGTTGGTTTCACTATTGGTTCTACTGACGCTGAAAATAACATAGCGTTCGACTATATCATCCTCTAATATGACTACAACTAAAAAAATACTGACGTTCGTGGTTGCAGTCATTGTTGGTGTCGCTATATATGGCGCGTACCTATATCCGCAAAGTTCTGCATTATTTGGGGCATCCGCTGGTGGTTCAACTTTCGCAACGGCACGTATCGCTGACGTAGCGGTAAACCTCGCCAACCCCGGTGCAAACGGCACCTCAACTTCTATCCTGAACACCGATACCAATAACAGGTATCCGGTATCGTTAGACGTAGGATGCAGCGGTGTAGGAACCTCACAGACTGCTTACACGGGCGCAGGTTTGGCCGCATTGACCCTCTCAGTAGCTACCTCTTCAACGGCAGCTCCTGCAACCAACGGTAATACCAACTTCCTCGGTGCCGCAACCCTTACGATTGCTACCACTACGACACAGTTCGTGATTGCCTCTTCGACGGGCATCATCCCAGGTAATACCACTCCGGGAGCAGTCTGGGGCCCAGGGTCGTATCTCACCTTTACCTTCAACGCTACCAATACGGCAGCCTGTACGGTGGGTGTTAAGTTCATCAGTGCTTAATTATTAAATAACTACTAATTCAAAATGGCAAAAGTAGGCTCAGCAATCCTTGGTGCTCCGCAAGACTTGTTTGTTTCGACAAGTAATCAGCAGGCAGACTTGGGTGCGCTTATGGCAACGGGCGACGGTAATTGGTACCGATACGCCTTCACAGGTGCTACGGCTCTTGTGTCGGGTACGCTTCTACAAGCACCTGCACAGATTACGACGCACCAACAATTAACCCCAACTGCAACTAGCGCAACTATTGTGGCTAACACGCAAGCTCCCGCTTCAACCACGGTTGGCACAAACGTGTACCCCACCATTACGGTTACGCTTGGTGCAACTAACGCGGTAACCGCAAACCAGTACGCTGGCGGTTGGGTGTCAGTTTCCGCAGACTCAGGTTCAGGTGGAGTAAAAGGGGCTAAGTATTCAATTATCTCTCACCCAGCAGCAGCAGCAGCAGCTTCTCTGACGCTCACGCTTGGTGAAGGTATATTCAACTTGGTTACTACGTCAGCAAAAATCGACTTGATTACGAATCCTTGTAACGGTGTAATAATTGCTCCGACGACGCTCACGGGCGCTCCGGTCGGCGTAGCTATCATGCCTTCAACGATTAACTTCTACGGCTGGATTCAGGTTGGCGGTATAGCTTCTATTCTGAACGACGCTGGTGGCACTATCACGGTTGGCAACTCGGTCGTTCCTTCTACCACGGTAGCAGGTGCGATTAAGTCAGCAACGGGTACGCTTCCGGTAATCGGCGTATCAACGCAAACCGCAATCGCTTCGGTCAACTCGTTGTTCCGTCTCGATTCGCTTCTCTAGTTCACTCTCCCTGTCCCCCTATGTGAGGGACAGGATAGAGCGAGGTAGACTCGTTCTTATCAATTAAAAGGTTCTTGGTTATCCTAAACCCTGCTTATACATGAAAAAGCCAGATATTTTTGACCCGGCGAAGAAGTACGTATTTACTAATTGGTCTGCCGAAGATTGGGAGTTTAAGTACGCGAATCCTGACTTTAAATTTGTGCCTCCGGCAAATGCAGACGACTATACCCAGAAGGAGTTAAAGCGCATGTGGGACATTGCGTATAAGACCAACTACTATAAAACCACCAAGGTTAAGGCAGGAGAATTGGTAGAAGTTCCCGAGTGGCTGGCGTTCCTTATGGCTAAGCACTTTGTTGACCGCGAGTATGTTAAGGCGGTTGAGGATAAACATGGCCCGCTCTCTAAAGCAGCGAATAAGGGCGTAACGAACGAAAAAGCCGAGAGCGAGATGCTCACTATGCACTCTTCTTCCTTCAGGGACGAACTTGAGGAAAAGACTATCCGCATCATCTCTTCTACAGAAGAGTCACCCGCCCTTGTGGCCCTCCGTGAGCAAATCCGCGCCGAGGAGCGTGCCAAGTTAGCCGAAAAAGGAAAAATAGAACTTGACATACAGACTAAAGAAAAGGAGCTTAAACCTAAAAAGAAAGAGGAGGAATTTGCTGACGCGCATGCGTAATGAAACTGCTGTCAATTAAGGAGACGGTTGCTCGAAAAGACAAGCAACAACAGTTGCAGGCCATTCGTGCACAAGAAATTGGCGAAACCCTTGAGAGCAGACGTACGCAGCTAAACGATTTGGAGGCAGAGTTCGACCAGAAACTCTCCCATCAACAATCGCTTTGGGCTGAAGAGGTAGAAAAACACGCACTGTGGCGCAATCAAGCACAGGCAGAAGTCATGACCCTTGAAAACAAGCGGTATTTAGCCCTTTTACCACTTGAGAAACAACAGGAAGAGCTTAATAATGAAAGGGAGGCACTCGAAGCAAGTAAATCTGCTTTCAGTGCAGAAAAACAGCACTTTGAGGAACTCAAAATGGCTCTAAAAACCCGTTTGGATGAGGTGGCTGAGCGAGAGTTACGAGCTACGAATACCGAATACGAGCTTACAGTGCGTAAACAAGGTATTGACCAGCAAGGAACCTCTATAGCGGCACAGTCTAAAGAACTGACGGCACGTTTGATGGAGTTTTCACGTGAAATGCTTGCTAAAACGACCAATTTGGCAGAGCGCGAAAAGACGCTCAAAGCACAAACAGACGGCAATGCCGCACAGGTCGCCCGACTGGCTGGCTGGGAGCAGGAATTGAAAAACGAACGCCGTGGGCTCCAAGACGGATATGAACAACTGGCACGTTCTAAAATAGAAATACTAAACAAATAATATATGGCCGTAGGAACAGTTTTACCCGATGATAATGATAAGCCGACTGCTATTGGCACCTATGTCAACATAACAGGCACGGGTAATACAGTTATTAAAACCTTGCCAGGCTTCCTGTATAGCATCACCTTCAATACTGTCGTCGCAACTGGCGTGATTACCATTTTTGACAACACTACCGCCACAGGAACTAAAATAGGTACTATCACTATTCCTGCCAACCCGCAACCTTCAACTATATTCTTTAACCTTTCATTCTTAGTTGGCTGTAGTATTTCTGTTGCCACCGCTACCCAAGACCTAACAGTCGTCTATCGCTAATATGAACGCTCATTTTGATGAAAACCACACCCCCACACTCACCGCTATCAGTTCCTCTGATGGCTCTACTATCATAAATGTAAACGCAGACCCTGCTACGCATATTTTGCAGGTTGCAGATAATTCAACTGGCTCTGACTTAGGGCCTACAAGTGCCAAATTTGATGAAAATAGGGTACCTGTGTTAATGGCAGTCAGTTCGGCTGACGGAGTTACCCCTGTGGCCGTATATGCGGATAGTAGTGGAAATTTACTAGTTAAAAGCACCTAACGTGGCTGATACTTCCTCATTCGATAACAACCACGTACCCAGCTTAATGGCTGTGTCTAATGCGGATGGTACAAGTCCCGTTAAGGTGTTCGCAGACCCGGCAACTCATCGTCTATTGGTTAGTGCAACGGGTGGTGGCACTGGTACCGTGACCAATGTTTCAGTAGTCTCTGCAAATGGCTTTGCAGGCACCGTTGCTAACCCTACTACCACGCCTGCCATAACAGTTTCTACCTCTATAAACTCTCCAGTACTTGCAGGTAATGGTACAGCTCTGTCTGCCGCGACTACTACTGGCTCTGGCTCCACGGTCGTTCTATCAAACACGCCAACGCTCGTGACTCCAATAATTGGTGCGGCCACGGGGACTTCACTAGCTTTGGGCGGTGGCACGGCCCTTACTACCACCAACCAAACAGGTACTGGAAACTTGGTGCTTGCTACTGCACCCACAATGTCTAACCCAGTGGTAGGTACCCAAACTTCTAGTGATAACTCAACTAAAGCAGCTTCAACCGCTTACGTCACGACTGGTATTGCGAACGCTATAGCGGCTGTAAACCCTGCTATTGCCGTGACTGTAGCAACCACCCAGGCAAGTGACACAAGCACATTAACCTA